CCTGCGAGGTTGCGACGTGGAATGCTGGGCGCTGAGGCGGGCCGACAGGATCTGGCACAGGCTAGTCGGGGTGTGCCCGCCGCAACCGGAGCAGGCCACAGCGTGTCACGCGAAGATGCCCACCAACAAGGTGGACATCCTCATGTACAGCACGTTGCGCCCTGACGGGCTGAACGCTCACGCGGTCTGCGCCACCTGCCTGTCAGACACGACGGGACGCCAGTAGCCGTACACGCAGCGTGTGCCGCCTCGCGACGGGTTGCCAGTGTCATAGATCACGCCATCGATCACCGCGCACAGGTGGCGCGTCACGCGCGCGATGATGCGTCCTGACGGAAGTTCGTCGGCGCGCAGGTGCACCTGGCAGCCGGTGCCCTGCCCCATGGTCGGTACCCATTCGTAGCCGAGTTCGCGCAGGTATTTGTGGATCGTGGACATGCGGACGCCCGTGCGTGCTGATCCCCTGGCGGGATGGCGTCCCTCTCAATTCCTGTATGTGTCCATACTAAATGGCCAGAGAGGGCTTGTCAACCATTCCGGAGAAAATGCCGGCATCGCTCACGGTCTGCGCTATCGCCCATAACGAGGGGCGCATGTTGCGCGGCATGCTGCGCTCGGTGGCAGCTATCGCAGACGAGATCGTGATCGGCGTCGATACGCGCACCACCGACAACACGGCGAGCATCGCCAGCGACCACCTCGCGCGCATCGTGCCCGTCACCTGGCGCGATGATTTCGCCTACGCCCGCAACCTGACCCTTGACGCCGCGACCTCGGATTGGATCCTCGTACTTGACGCCGACGAGCGGCTCACCCCCGGTGGACAGGACGCCGTGCGCGACATCCTCGCGGCAGCGCCCGTAGAACCCGCACAGGACGCCGTCACAGGCATCGCACTGCTCATCGGGCAGTTTGATATGGGCGGCACACTGCACGCTGTAGGCCCGTCCTGTGCGCGTCTATTCCGCAATCGGCCGGAGATCCGCTACCGCTACATCATCCATGAGGAACCGGTGTGGCAGCCCGATCCGGACCTGACATCTGTCGCGCTTGTCAGCGGCGTTCTCGCCATTATCCACTACGGCTACGATCCCGAGATCTGGGAGGAAAAACAGAAGCGGGACAGGAACATCCGCCTGTTGGAGCGGCGCATGGCAGCCGATCCGACCGATACCTACGTCAGCAACAAACTCGCCTACCAGCGGGTTGCAACCCTGCCGTGGCTTGACGCCGCGACATAAGGAACGTACATTCATGCCCGAGGAACAGGCACAGGGCGCGACGCCCGAGACAACCGCCGCGAAGCCGGTTGCCGCCGCCGATGAGATAGACGATGAGCCGACACCAACGCTTGACGCGCAAGGCTACAAAGATCTCATCCGCAAACTCAGAGCAGAATCCCGCGATCACAACAAGACCGCATCTCAGGCGACGCGCGAGCGGGACGAACTGAAGCGCAAACTACAGGAACGCGATGATGCCGAACTGTCCGAGACGGAACGGTTACGGAAACAGTTAGCGGATCTGAAGTCGGCGCGCGAGGCAGAGGCACAGGAACGTCAGGCATTGGCAGACAATCACGCAATCTATGAGGCAGCCGTAGAACAGCATGCGCTGAAACCGGCCATGATTGCGCGATTGATTGATCGTGCCGCCATCCAACGCGATGAGCACGGCGCGCCGTCCAATGTCGCGAAACTGGTCAAGGATCTTCTGGCCGAAAACCCCTTCCTCCGAGGCGAGGCAGTGCAGGGTGTACCTGGCACGCCGCGCGCGAACGCAGGGGCGCAAACGTGGGAAGACCGCGTACGGGAAAATCAAGAAAAGCTACGCGCAACCGGGAACTATCAGCGGTTGTGACGATGAGGTAACCAATGGCAACAGTAGCCGCGAGCGGTACGCCCAGTCTGGCATCCGTTCTGCCGCCGCAGTCGCAACAGATTGCGGGTCTTCTGGCAGGCGAAGCGCTGACCGCAGGCGCACCCTGCTATATCAAATCTGATGGCAAGGTCTGGCTCAGTGTCGGGACCGCCGCCAATGCTGCCGCGAAAGTCGACGGGTGGGCCGCTGAAGCCTGCGCCGTGGGGGAGGCAGTCACGCTGTTTTTCGATGTCAATTTCCGCTACGGTGCGTCACTGACGCCGGGCGCGCGGGTGTACGTTGGTGCCACCGCTGGCGTCCTGGCAGACGCCGCGACTACCGGCGGCACGGCTCCGGTCGGCTTCGTGGTCGATGCTACACGTATCCACGTGTGGCAGAGCCGGTACTAAGGGAGGGCTGAACCATGGCTTACGGAACCCTCTCTACGCTCGATACCCTGTCCAGCGTTCGGCAGACGGTAGTCGAGTTTGGCGAAGATAACGCCTGGCAGTCGATTTCTGCCGCCCTCGCCGCCCACAACGCGCAGCGTAATGAGATGCGCGGCGACCTCGTGGAGCGCACCACCGACGTGCGGCGTGCCTATGGCACCACCGACGCGAAGGTGATGGATGAGATGGACCAGTGGGGCCTACCCGACGCGCAGAAGGTCACCGCCGGTGTAACGGTTGACTTTCCCCTGCGCCGCTATGGCAACAGCCTGCAGTGGACCTTTCAAGTGTTCCGCCAGATGCCTGTTTCCCAGTTGGCAGGCGAGGTGTCCGCGATCATGGACGCCGACCGCAAGAACTGGATCAAACAGGTCAAGCGGGCGATTTTCACGTCCACCAACGCGACCTTTGTCGACAAACTCGGGCAACCGGCAAACGTGTCGCTCGCGGTCAAGGCACTGGTAAACGCTGACTCGGCGGGCATCCCGGTCGGGCCGAATGGTGAGACATTCGATGGCACGACCCACACCCATTACCTCGCCAATGCCACACTAACCACCACGGCAGCGTCGGCGCTCATCACGGCAGTGCAGGAGCACTACAACAGCGGCATCCCGCGCGTGTACATCGCCGCAGCGGACGAGGCGGGCTGGCGCGCCCTGACGGGCTTCGTGGCGTACGTGGATCCCCGCCTATCGCTGAACACGGCAGCCAATCAGCCCTTCACCCGCTCGGATATCAGCAACATCTACGACCGCGCCATCGGCATTTACGGGAACGCCGAGATCGTGATCAAACCGTGGATGATTGCCAACTACGCTTTCGCCTACGTCACCGGTGCGCCGGTGCCGCTGGTCGAGCGTGTGCCCACATTCGACGGGCTGGGCGACCTGCAATTGATGTACGACGATGAGCGGCATCCGCTGCGCGCGCGTTCGTACGAAAATCAGTTCGGCATCGGGGTGTGGAATCGCACCAACGGTGCGGTGCTGCAATTCAATAACGGCACCTACCAGATCCCGACCATCACGTAGTGACTTGCGGCTGCATGGCGAAGGCCAGCCATGCGACGGGCAACCGGCCCGGTTCATGCAGTCGCGAGATTTGGCCTGTCCGGCGCGCGCCCGTATTCCCTCTCTTTTTGCCAATCGTGCGTCGGGCGGGCCAAACATCTCACACACTGGAGTGACGGATGGCAGAGGAACGCGAAGTCAAAAAGATTGCGATCAGCCCGACGCTGGACACGCAGGTGAACGAAATCTCGCGCGCGGTAGCTGAGGCGCAGGCAGCGGCCCGCGACGCGCACATGACCGAAACGCAGCCGGGTGGGGTCTACGAAACGCCTGATGGGCGCAAGGTGGACGCGAACGGCGAGGAAGTCGGGAAGAAAAAGTAGGGGTGGGGTGAGGTAGTGGCTGTTCCTACGTCGTATACAGAGGCGAGTTTCAGCCGCTACCTGCTCACATCCCTGGATCAGGTGGGCGTCACCCTGGGGTGGGATGTCACGGATCTCGTGGTCAACGAAGCGGTCTACGATGCGCTGTTCGACTACGGGGAAACCGATATCACCGCCATCAGCGGTGCGCCCAACCTGCGCCGTATTCGTGCGCTCGGACGCCGCGCTATCTGGCGCGCGGTGGTGCAGGCGACCAGCGATTACTACAGCATCACCGACAACGGGCAGAGGCTGGAACGCCAGCAGGTGAACGCTCAGGCCCGGCAGTCGCTCACGCTGGCAGAGCAGGACTGCATCGCCATCGGGGCGGCATCCGAGTATGGCGTTACGGTGCATGCCATCGTGCGCCCACACGATCCCTACGCGGTACTGGACGATGATGTGCGGGTGACGCCTTGACGCATCCGCAGGCACCCCGCCGCGCGTCGGCGGAATATATAGCGGAGGCACTCGAACACATCATGACGCAACAGGACGAATTCAGGGCTGCGCTCGATGAGCAGCGGGCGGCGACTGTCAACCTGCAGGGCGCGGTTACGCAACAGATCCAGCAGGTAGCCGATCTCGCGCGCGAGGTGGCAAACCTGGCAGCGCAGCTAGAACTGGAACGTGTGACGCCGCAGGAATTGGCGGATCTGAAGGCGAACACGGCAGAACTGGCCGACATGACCGCTCGCCTGGTTGCTGACGATCAGCCACCACAGACGCCGACCACGCAGCGCCCGTAGGTTCTGAGCGGTGGTTCTGCGTCCGGGCGAGCTAGCCGCGCTGCGCGCTCCGTACGAGCAGCGTATGCAGGCCACGGCGACGGTGTTCCGCAAGGCGCAGGTGTCTGACGGCATGGGCGGTTACGTGGATTCCTATGTCGAGACGCGCGGCTACCCATGCAATTTCACACCCTTCCCGATCACGCCGATAGAACGAGAAACCGCGACGCAGGTGCAGGCGATCACGTTCTGGCGATTCGTGTTTCCGGCGGGTGCAGACATTCTGCCCACTGACCGCATCATGGTTGGGGCACGCGGTTTCGAGGTGGTGCAGGCATCAGTAGGCATGATTGAGATCCAACACGCAGTGCTATGTCAGGAGATTGTGTAGATGGAAACAGACGAGACGAAACCCTCCCCGACAGACGTACTGCCGGGCAACGTCACCCCGTCAGAACAGCCGCAGGGTGAGGCGACCGTGCCTGAGCCACCCCCGGAACCCGAGACGGTGTACTGCCGCCATTGCGGCGAGGAATTGCCGCCGAGTGATGATCCGGATGGCGATCAATTGTGCCCACACTGCGAGCGTTATCAAGACACCATGGTGTGCCCGATGTGCCATCAGATCGTGCGCGCTTCACTGATGCCCGATGATCTGCAGCCCGAGGCACACGCGCCCCGGAAACGGCGCAAGGGGAAGGGGGAGTAAGTAGCGCATGGCTCTGTTGACATCCACCACGTCTACCGCGCACGGCACGGTGCTGCCGGCGGCTCAAGCGGTATCAACCAGCGACACATTTGCCAACACCAACGGGCGCACGCTCATCGAGATCAATAACGGTGCAGCGTCGCCCATCACGGTGACGTTCGTCACGGATGGTAATTACATCACGCCGACCGGTGCGTCCTATCCGGTGGCGGATGATGCAATCACCGTGACCAACGGCACGTCCAAGGTGTTCGGCCCATTCGACATCAAGCTACTCAACGTGGGTGGCGTGCCCAGCGGGGTAATCACTGTGAACTTCAGTTCAGCGGCGACGGTCACCGCGCGCGTGATCGAACTTGGCTCGGCCTGAACCGTGGTCCTGACGTTCAGCGTGTTCCTGCGGAAGAATGAGATTCCGCAGGTTCAGGGCAACATCATTGGTAAAACCGTGGATGCCGTGCGCGATAGCGCTACCTACATGCGCGACTACGCCAAAACTATCGCGCCGGTGGATACGGGCGCATTCCGCGCGAGCCTGTATGTCAACGGGCCGAACGATGAATCCGACTACGCGGAGCGTGCGGCAGCAGCGAAGGATCTCAACCCGCGCGCAAACATCGTGCCCGAGTTACGCGCCGCATCATTGGACCCACAGGTGGACCGGTTGCGCGACTACCTGGGGCGTTTCGCGTTGCCCGAGGCTGTGGTTTCGTCAGCCGTCGAGTACTCGCTCTATCTGGAGGAAGGTACAAGCCGCATGGCACCACGCCCCACCCTCCGGCCAGCCGCGCTCGTCGCTGAGGAATATTTCAAGGCCAAGATGCGGGACGTTGCAGACTGACCGTGCCTGCCGAACTGATCCGTATTGAGCAGTGGATCTACCAGACGCTGGCAGCGGATCCCACCATAGCAGGCATCGTCGGGGCACGTATCTACGCCGACATTGCGCCGCAGGACGCGGTGTTTCCTATGATCCTATTTGCCCACATCGGCAACGTGGATGTGATTCGCTCGGGGAACAACGGACGCATGGCGAAATCAATCTTCCTCGTCCGAGTGGTAGGCAAGGGCACCTCAGTAGGGGGCAGCCTGAAAGCTGTCGCGGATCGTTTTGACCCACTACTGCTACAGGAAAACATTACGGTGGATGGTGTGCGTATCGCCTATGTCCAACATGACCAGCATGCTATCCGCAAAGATTCCGAGAACGGCGTACCCATGTCGTACGTTGGATCGTACTATCTCATCTTCTCGCAGCCTGCATAGGGAGGTTTGATCGGTGTCAACATTCAATCATGGCAACGTTGCCAATTTCACGCTCGGCGCTAATGACCTGAGCGATTGGGTGACCAGTGCGTCATTCGATGGCTCGCGCGAGATCCGCGACGTTCGCCCGATTGGTGCCAACCCCGTATCCCGCGTGGTCGGCCCATACATGGCGACCATCAACCTTGAGGGCGGCTACGATCCTGCCGTGGATGCCATCCTCGCGCCGCTCTTCCTGGCGTCCACCCCGGCGACCAGTACGTTCGATTTTGAACCATCCGGCAGCGGCGGCTCGAATCGTTCCTTCACCGGTAGCGCGTATGTCGCGACCTACCGCGTGGATGCGACCGGCTCTGACGTGGCAACCTGGCGTGCGACGCTGGCAGTGGTCGGGACCGTCACCAACGCAGTGTAAGTAGGGAGCACCATGTCTGAAACCCAACCGGCCCCATTGCTCACCGCTGACGAGATCTGGGCAGCGGAAGACATCGAGGAACGCGATGTCGACGTGCCCGAGTGGCACGGTCGCGTGCGCGTGCGCGCCCTCACGCTGCGCCAGATTGCCAACGTGGCATCCAAGTCCATCAGGCGCAACCCGCAGTCCGGGCAGGATGAGACAAACCGCGAAATGACCATGCTTATGACGCTGGTTGAGGGCATGGTGTCACCGCGTCTCACGCTGCAGGAAGCGCGGCGTATGTCCGAGAAAAACGCCGGGCCGGTGTCGCGCATCGTCAAGGCGATCAATGATCTGGGTATCACGCCCGAGGCTATTGACGAGGCCGACAAAAGCGTTTGGGCGGAATCCGACGCGCCTATTCCAATTTCAGCTAGCGCGCGAACTGGGTATGACGCATCGCCGCTTGCTAATGGAAATGCCCACTAGTGAACTTATCGAGTGGGCCGCGCTGTATCAACGCGAGCGGCGCGAAGTGGAGCGGCGGCAGGAACGTGCCGAGGATGATGCCGAGGCATCACGCATGGCGCACCAACTAGCGGGACGTTTCCGACGCTAACGCATGACCAGCATTGCCGACCTGTTCATCACCGTATCAAGTGATGTCACTGGCGCACTCTCCGGGCTGACCGCAGTCGAGTCAAAGTTAGCGACCTCGGGCAACGCGATGGGATCTGCTACGGCTGCGGCGTTGCCATTGGCGGCTGCCGCAGGTGCGGTGGGGGCGGCATTCCTCGGTGCCATCGATGAGGC